TACACGACTACTGGAAAGAAGTTGATGTAAGAACCAATGACGTATTACTATTTCCTGGCTGGATGACGCACAAGACACAGGCAAGTAAAAGTAACGGAGACAGAATAACCTTTACTATCAACTGCGATGGTAGAGATAGAAATAACATAATACTATGACGGACAGAACTAAAGAACAAATTGTAGAAGAGATTAATCACATAGTTGAAAAGAACATTCAACCTAGTGTAGAAATGCACGGTGGTGTTGTTAAGCTACAAGAGTTCGATATGGAGACAGGCGTTGCTACAATGTTAATGAGTGGTGCTTGTTCAGGTTGTGCAAGTAGCACAGTAACATTAAAGTTAGGCGTAGAGAATATGCTTAAACATTATGTACCTGAAGTTAATGCAGTAGAGGGTGTGGACGATCCTAACTTTAATGATCCTTATTATACAAGTTGGGAAAACCCAGGTGCCTGGGGAAAGGAAGAGTAATGGCAATAGAAAAGACTGAACACAAGACACCGTACTTTGAAAGACAAAATCCTAACATGAGTACTGAATTCCATAGTGCAAGTAATCAATGGATCATAGATGTTAAGTGTCCGTTCTACGAAGAGTTCTTAACACTATTTGAGAATGAAGAATTTAGAGGTGAAGACGAAAGTAAAATTAAAACTACATTTAGAGGATATCAATATGATGTTACTCCTAAGAACTTACCTGAATGGGGAGGTAGTGTAGTACGTTCGGATAAGATGAATCCAGACACACCAGAACAAAAAGGTTTTCCTAGTTCTAAAACATTAAATGAAACAGAGTTTGATGTTAACAAAGCTAATCCAGGATCTAACTTTCCACCAATAGATCAAAGCAAGTTTGATAAACTTAATTGGGACAAGCTATTGAACTGGGTAATGAAACAGATTAGACGTAACATGGTACCTGTAAAAAGTATCAAGGTTAGCAAGTGTTGGTGTGTAGATTATAATGATGGTGGTTATCAAGCAATACACAATCACGGACCATTATGTATTAGTATGGTAATGGCCATGGACGCACAACCTACCACAGGAACTAATGAACAGTCTGCTGACAACGGAATGTTATATACTCTAATGCCTAACCCAGATGGCACACAACTTATGACACAGTTTGGACCTTACCCGGGTAGAACAGTTATCATGGACGGTAGGGTATGGCACGGAGTTTATCCTGCAAAGGCTCCACGTAGAACATTTGTTGTAGACTTTGACTTTGAATATTTTGATCCGGACGAAGAGATACCTGGACTAATACATACACTCAACCCTGATGTACCTCCAGGAATGAATCATGGATAACAATTACTTTGCTTCAGGACAGTTTATTATAGAAACAGAATACGATGACTGGGAGAATATGCTTCACGTCATGTTAAAAAGTTTTACTGAAACAATTGAGTATCCTGATAGAACACAAAGTAATATTGATCTTAATAGTATATCGTTAGGTTATACCAACTGGGTATTAGAAAAAGTAAAAGCACAAAACATTCCAATTGAAAGTATTACACCAGATCAGTCTTGGTTTATTAGTTACAACCCATATGGATATCAAGGCATACACAATCATACAAACGAGGAAAACTTAATTAGTACGGTTATGTATTTTGACAACAAAGAACAAGATGAAATGTTTACACAGGACGGATGTCTTGTAACAATGATGGCACACCCTAACACACAGATAGAGTTTCATGAATTTCCACCTAGTCCAGGCAAGACTATAATTATGAATGGAAACGTTAATCATGCAACTTATCCTTACAAACACAAACGTAGATGTTTAGTTATTAATTACAAAGCCAAATGGAGCGAGCCTAATGAGCCTAATCAAAAAGAAGTTTAACTACGAAGAAATAAAGAAAGAATCTAAAGAAGGCAAACGCCTGTATGCTTGTCCTGACGGTAATAGTGTTGCAAGTGTAACAACCATACTTGATAAGACCAAAGACAAAACTGCTCTTATAGAATGGCGTAAAAGAGTAGGAGAAAAGAAAGCACAGGAGATTGTTACAGAGGCCGCAAGTGTTGGTACTCGTATGCACAAATTCTTAGAAGATTATATTGATACAGGTGAATGGCCTAAAGCAGGTAGTAACCCTTACAGCCAACAAGCTAATAACATGGCTACACAGATTAAAGACCACGCATTAGCTAATATTGACGAAATATGGGGTTCTGAGGTAGCTTTATACCACCCGAAGATTTATGCCGGCACTACAGACCTCGTAGGCGTCTTTAAAGGCGAAGAATGTATCATGGACTTCAAGCAAACTAATAAGCCTAAAAAGGAAGAATGGGTAGATGATTATAAGCTACAATTAACTGCCTATGCACTAGCCCACAACGAGATATACGGAACCAACATACAAGAAGGCCACGTTTTTATGTGTTCTCGTGACGGACAATATCAACAATTTGACTTATGGCCAGACGATTTTAAGGCTTGGGAGTCAAAATGGTGGGATCGTGTGTATATGTACTATGACCGTTTCGCATAAATACAATGTATAAGGAGCAAGTAAGTGGCAATAGTACAAATTTCAAGAATACAAGTACGTAGAGGTCAGAAGAACGTTGGATCAGGTGTACCACAATTAGCAGGTGGTGAGTTTGGTTGGGCAGTTGATACTCGTGAATTATTCATTGGTAATGGTTCAGTATCAGAAGGATCTCCGGCTGTAGGTAATACAAAGATTTTAACACAATACGATAACTTATTCAGTTTCGCAGATCAATACACATACCAAAAAGATGTTGCTACAATGCAGACAGGTGCAACTGCTATGTTGCCTACTGCTAGAACATTACAACAGGTATTAGACGAACGTGTAAGTGTTAAGTCGTATGGTGCAACTGGAGATGGTTCAGACCAAACAGTAGTATTACAAAGAGCTATTGACCAATTATATCTTAATAGTGCAACAAAAGGTTCAACTGCAAGTAGAGTTACATTAACAATACCAGCAGGTGAATACTTATTGAGTGCAAGTTTAAAACTTCCACCTTACGCAACTGTAATTGGTGAAGGAAGTGATAAGGTAAAAATTACACAAGGTGCCAATGCTCCTGTGTTTGAAACTGTAAACTCAGGATCAACACCAGGCAGTTATGCACAAGACAGTTCAAGCACAACATTGAACCAAGCTAATAAGATTACATTAAAAGGTTTAACATTAGTACAAAATACTACAAACGCAGGTATATTGCTAACGTCTTGTAAGGATAGTACATTTGAAGATTTAAAAATTACAGGTATATGGACAAGTGGAGCAACACCAGGATCTAGTCAGGTTGCTATTAGAATGAATAGTTTATCAACGGCAGTATCTTGTAACAGAAATAAATTTAGCGACATCCACATGAAAGGATTTGCAACAGGAGTATTTTCAGACTTTGATGTTATTGGAAATAAATTTGATGCTTGTGAATTCGATACATTAAGATACGGAATCATATACGGAGAGAATACAAGCATAGGTCAAGTTGGAATGGCAACAGGGCCACAAAGAAACATAGTTCAAAACTCACAGTTTCATGATATTGATAGACAAGCATTGTGGGTAAACAAAGGACAATTTAATTCCTCACTTAATAATAAATTTATTAGTGTAGGTAATAACGGCGGTACTGAAGGTAATGCAGTTTATAGTGTTATCAAGTTTACAGACGGTACTGCTCTTTCTAACTCATCTAGCAATGACTGGTTTGACAGAACTTCTAATTTAAGTTATGATCAAAACTTTATGTCAGGGTATAGATATGTTCCAGAAGTTGAAGGACCAGGAGTATTTGATTTAGAGTTTAGTTATAGATTTCCTGTAACACAACAGAACTCCGCAGTTAGAGTATTAAAATTTCCAGGCTATGCTACTAGAAACATAGTTGTAGATTACATATACAAGAGCTCACAGGTAAATGCAGTAAGAGAAGGACATTTAGATATACTTGTTAACCTTAACGACAACACATCTAAAGTAACAGATAACTTTACATACTTAGGTGCTAGTGCTTTTGAATATAACATAGAATTTAGTGTTTCACTTACGGATGAAAACACTGACGGAACAAATGATACACTGGTTGTAGCAATGAAGAACACGACAACGAGTGACACAGGTGACATATTATTCAAAGTACATTACAAAACGTAATATGCCAAACAAAGAATACGAGATAAAGCTCGTTAACTGGACTAGGTTTAGAGAACAACTAGAGGTAAGTCTCAACCCTTTCCAAGATGTAATAGATTATTACAACAAGATTCCAAGAAGTAAATTAGGTATTGACCCATGGGACCAAAGCACTTGGCCTACTCCTTGGGAACTTCTTGCTCAAAACAGCATTTGCGACTTGACAAACAGCCTCGGAGTGTGTTACACTTTACAATTAACTAATAGGTTTTCTCGGAGTGAGTTCGAGATACATATTAGTACGGACTACAGTAATGAGGAATTATGTTATCCTGTTTGCATTAACAATAATGTATTATGTTACAAATATAATGAGGTTGTTCAAAAGGCTGAATTACCCACACATTTTGTTTCACAACGCATTTATAAGATGCCGACGTTACAATAAATACTTTATCATTACGAATTAGTGAATTAAAAATTAACAGGAGCAATAGAGAATGTCAAATGGCGTCGGTATACACATCAAAAAACGCGACGGCTCAGTAGAGCCCCTGGACATTAACAAAATCCACTTTGTTGTTGAAGAAGCCACTGAAGGCTTATCAGGAACAAGTGCATCACAGATTGAAATGACAGCGAACATTCAATTCTATGATGGGATGTCCACAGAAGAAATACAAGAAATATTAATTAAAAGTGCCAACGATTTGATCTCGTTGGAGAATCCCAACTACCAGTATGCGGCGGCAAGGTTGTTATTGTATCCAATTTACAAAGAAACATTCGGACAATACAATGCTGTGCCGTTAATGAAGGTTATTGATAGAAACATTGAACGTGGTGTATATGATGCGTCAATAAAAGACAAGTACACTGAAACAGAATTAAAACAATTAAACAAATACATCAAGCATAACCGAGATGAGAATTTTACATACGCAGGGCTAAGACAGATTGTAGACAAGTATCTTGTACAGGATAGAAGCACAGGAGAGATATACGAGTCTCCACAGGTTATGTATATGATGATCGCGGCAACATTATTTGCCGACTATCCGGAAAAGACACGTATGAGTTACGTAAGGAGATATTACGATGCGACCTCCCTTTTTAAAATCAATATCCCAACACCAATCATGGCAGGTGTTCGCACTCCTCTTCGTCAGTTTGCTAGTTGCGTCCTCGTTGATAGTGATGATACCCTTGATAGTATTTTCAGCAGTGATATGGCTATTGGACGTTATACGGCTCAACGTGCTGGCATTGGTATCAATGCTGGTAGAATTCGTGCAATCAATTCGAAGATAAGAGGTGGTGAGGTAGCACACACTGGCTTGATTCCGTTTCTTAAAAAGTTCGAATCAACTGTAAGATGTTGTACACAGAATGGTGTACGTGGAGGTAATGCAACTACCCACTTCCCTATTTGGCACTATGAAATTGATGACATCCTAGTACTTAAGAATAACAAAGGTACTGAGGATAATAGAGTACGTAGATTAGATTACTCTATTCAGCTTAATAAATTAATGTACGAAAGGCTCTTGAAGGACGGAGACATAACTCTTTTCTCGCCACACGATGTACCAGATTTATATGAAGCATTTTATTCAGATCAAAAACTATTTGAAGAATTATATGAGAAGTATGAACGTAAAACTTCTCTAAGGAAACGTAAGGTTAAAGCAATGGAGTTGTTTTCTGCTCTTATTAAGGAGAGAGCTGAAACAGGACGTATCTATATTATGAACGTTGACCATGCTAATACACACAGTTCATTCAAAGACACAGTTTACATGAGTAACCTATGTCAGGAAATTACACTTCCTACAAAACCTTTGCAACACATTGATGATCCAGAAGGTGAAATTGCATTATGTATTTTAAGTGCAATCAATGTAGGTACACTAAAAGATTTAGATGAGTTACAGGACTTATGTAACTTGGCCGTAAGAGCTTTAGATGAAGTAATTGATTATCAAAAGTATCCAGTACAGGCCGCTGAAATAAGCACAAAAGCTAGACGTTCATTAGGCGTTGGCTATATTGGACTTGCACACTATCTAGCAAAACAAGGTTGTAAGTATTCAGATAAGAAAGCACTTACTAAGGTGCATGAGTTATCAGAAGCATTCCAATACTATTTGTTAGTAGCAAGTAATGAATTAGCAAAAGAAAAAGGTCAATGTGAATATTTTAACCGCACTAAATACAGTGATGGTATATTGCCTATTGACACATATAAAAAGGAATTGGACGAGATATGTTCAATTACATTAAAGTATGATTGGTCTGCTTTACGCAATGACATACGAGAGCACGGTTTACGGCACAGCACATTGTCCGCACAGATGCCTTCAGAGAGCAGTTCCATTGTGTCGAACGCCACGAACGGAATCGAACCACCTAGAGGGTTCTTGTCCGTTAAGAAAAGCAAAAAAGGGCCTCTTAAGCAGATTGTTCCGCAGTATCAAACGTTAAAGAATAACTATACGTTGTTGTGGGATATGCCAAGCAACGAAGGATACATAAATATCGTTGCGGTAATGCAAAAGTTTTTCGATCAAGCCATTAGTGGTAATTGGTCGTACAATCCAACTCACTTTGAGAACAATGAAGTTCCAATGAGTGTTATGTTACAAGATATGTTAACAACATATAAGTATGGATGGAAAACATCATACTATCAAAACACTTATGACTTCAAGTCTGATCCAAGTGAAGAGGAAATTAAGACAGAGACTACAAATACTTTTGAACCACAAGTTGGACTACCTGATGGTAAGCCACTTGAAGATGAAGAAGAAGTTTGTGACAGTTGTGCTATATAGAAAGGTAAGAAGCAGTGGCGAAGACAGTATTTAATAGAGAGAAAGTGGACTTTACAAAGTCAACAATGTTCTTTGGACCGGATCAAAACACACAGAGATATGATGTGTTTAAGTTCCCTGTGTTTGATAAATTAAATCAAACAATGTTAGGTTATTTTTGGAGACCAGAAGAGGTTAGTTTACAAAAAGACAGAAGTGATTATGCAAACTTCCGTCCGGAACAGAAACATATCTTTACTGCTAACTTAAAATATCAAACATTACTTGATAGTGTACAAGGTAGAGGACCATGTTTAGCTTTCTTACCACACGTAAGTTTACCTGAACTAGAAGGTTGTATTGTTACTTGGGACTTCTTTGAAACTATTCACAGTCGTTCATATACACACATCATGAAGAACGTGTATGCTGATCCATCAGAAGTATTAGATACTATCTTAGAAGATGATAAAATTATTGAACGTGCAATTAGTGTTACTAAAAACTATGATTCGTTTACAGAAGCCGCTGATAAGTTTGTACACTTAAAGAAAGGCACAATGAGAGATGTTAAGAAGAAACTATTCTTAGCAATGATGAACGTAAACATCTTAGAAGGATTACGTTTTTATGTTTCATTTGCTTGTACGTTTGCATTTGGTGAGCTTAAACTTATGGAAGGTTCAGCAAAGATCATTAGCTTGATTGCTAGAGATGAAAGCCAACACCTTGCATTAAGCACACACATTCTTAAGAACTGGATGCGTGGAGAAGATGATAAAGAGTTTGCTTCTATTGCCAAAGAATGTGAGCAAGAAGTTTATGAGATGTGGAAGACCTGCGTTAATGAAGAAAAGGCTTGGGCACATCATTTAATGAAAGACGGATCAATTATTGGTCTTAATGAAAAACTGTTAGGAAACTATGTAGAGTTTATTGCTAACAAAAGATTAAAAGCATTAGGATACAAACCAATCTTTGATACTCCTTCAACACAGAATCCCCTACCATGGACACAACACTGGTTGAGTTCATCAGGGTTACAAGTAGCACCACAAGAAACAGAAGTTGAAAGTTATATTGTTGGTGGTATCAAACAAGACGTTAACACAGACTCACTAAAAGGATTTAAATTATAATGGAAACAAGAGAAGCTACACCTAGCACTACCGTTGTCTATTCTAAACCTAATTGTCCTTCTTGTGTAAAAGCAAAAGCACTTTTAACAAGCAAGAAGATTCCTTATACTGAAAGTGTAATTGGAAAGGATATCCAAGTAGAAACTCTTATGAAAGAGTTTGAAGTCAATGGATTGCCTATGCCAAGAACTGCTCCGCAGATTATTTTACACGGTAAGTATGTAGGAGGGTATGAACAATTAGTTCAGCACATGGACGACCATGGTATGAACCACGAACACTAGGAGAAAAAATGTTAATTGAACCAGCATACAAAGTAGGAGATGTTATCACAATTAAACTTACTTCAGGCGAAGAACTTGTAGGTAAGTTTGAAGCAGATGACGACAAAACAATCAAGGTGAACAAACCACTTACACTAGTTGCTAGTGAAAAAGGCATTGGCTTACAACAGTTTTTGTTTACTGCTGATATGGGTAAATCATATACCATTAAGCATCAAGCAATTACTTTAATACATAAGACAAGAACAGAATTTGCAGACGCATATACCAAGCAGACAAGTAACATTGTACAAGCACCAGCTGGTATGGCAGACCTAGTTCGCAAATAAATACTTACATGACAGTACCGGTACATAGAGACACTGATGGTAGAATATGTGGAGCCACAACCAATGTTGCAGGACAAAGTAATGTCTTTGCAAATAACTTATTGGTAAGTGTTGATGGCGACCCAAACTCACATGGTGGCGGCGAACTCAGTGCTGGATCAAATAAAGTCTTTGTAAATTCAAAAGCAGTTGTAAACGATACTCCGGATAGTGCAGGTGCTGATTCTTTGTGTCCAATTCCACCACATTGTGGTCCAGATACTGCTGGTGGCTCACCAAATGTATTCGTTGGGGACTAGAATTTCGCCAATTAAGGTATCTACAAGCCATATTTACTACACATAAACGTAAATTACAATAATTAATTAAGAATATAGGAGATAATATTATGTCAACAATTCATGAACAGATCGTAGCTGAGTACGAAAACTATATGAAAGAGTCAGAATCTTTCGAATCGAAAAACGTAAAAGCGGCGGCGGCAAGAGCAAGAAAAGCCTTAGGTAACATGGGTAAACTTGCAAAGTCAAGAAGAGCAGAAATCCAAGAAAAGAAAAACTCTTTATAATTTCTAGAAATACATTTATAGCATGACTAACCTCATGCTATATTTGTATGCACATAATTATATTACACAAATCATAAATACTCTAGTACAAATTGTTAACTTTAGTAACATAATCACGAAGGATAAAAAAGAATAATATGAGTGAGAGAATCGTTGGCAAACTGAAATGGTTTGACGCTAAAAAAGGTTATGGATTCATAACACCCGAAGATGGTGGACAAGATGTGTTCGTTCACATTAGTGCCTTTGAATCAGCACAGATATCAAACATTTCTA